CCCTTGTATATACCGTCGACAATGTGGCAGTTAGTACCCTGCTCGTTTGTCCTAGATTGGTTTATGTCTGTTGATACGTGGCTGAAACTCATGATACCACGCACAGAGATTGATGTTCTGGGAAATTCAACATCCTGGAAGACTATTCAAACGCAGAGATTAACGTTTGACGAGCCGTGTAGTTTTACTGTAAATACACCACCAGTCACCACTTGGATTATGCAGCCAACCTCCTGGTTTGAATTTAAGGAGGAGATACTGCAACGTCAAGTAAACCGATCAATACCATTAACTCCATGTTGGGGATCCGGCATATCGTCGGTTGGCAAAGCTGTAAGCTCTGTCGCTCTTGCATGGCAACGTCTACCAAAATTAAGGTAAACATATGTCACTCACAATTCCAATTGGAAGTACAGTAACAATCACTGGTGGTACAACCAAAACGTACACACCGGATGGTGTCCAGGTCACTAATGGGGCTCATTTGATTGATGCCTCAGAGACCGACTTTCGTATCAGACCGAGTATCGTGGTCCGGTACGTTGCACCGAAGCTCCTTGCTGATGGTAGTTATACTAAAGGCAAGCTGTCTGCGGCTCGAACTCTACCACAGATCCTTGCATCTGGGAAAACCGTCTTCAATGTTGTACGCGCCGAGATTGAGTTACATCCGGAAGCGGCAGCTGCTGTGCTCCTCGAGATGAGGAAACAAGGTGCAAATATGCTTACTGCATCGTGTTTCGATAATTTCTGGGCAGCGGGCAGTTTGGTGTTCTAAACTGTATTAACCGAACATTGAGAAAGAGGTCTGTATGCAAAAATATGATACAGGGCAGGCAATGAAAAAACTTTTGTCCTGCCTAATCCAAGATGCACATTCTTCAGTGCCCGATGTGATTTTGTCCCGTATGCGTGTTGTTTTGCAAAAGGGAGATTTATCGGGTCTCAGGGAAGTGATTATCCCTGACGCATACGAAGCGAGTCCATATTGCTTTAAATGGAGTGCCCAGTTGCGCGATTTACTGAAGAAGTTTCGATTCTCAGATGATATGTATACGAGGGATGAACTGGAAGAGCTGACCATAGGTAAATTTATGGCTGTTCAAACGGCTAACCCTTCAACCCGCCCTGACTCGGAAATTATAAGCTCCGTGTTAAGGAAGGCGCGCGGCATCTGCCGAGAAATTCTCGGAAAGTACGATGCTGCGCGGCATATCGAACTGTGTCGATTTGGGTCTAGAGCCGCTAAGGGAGTTTCACTGCGTAATGCAGCACTGGACAAACGTCTGGGACTTCTAACAGGCTCAGTTGACCACATAGCATGGTTCCAAAACCATGTGCTACCTGAAGATAACCTTCTTAGGTTGGCAATACGAGAAGCACGGGAGATAATACGCCCGGGCCTTGTATCTGTGTGCAGTAGCTTGGACTTGCAGTGTGTCCCAAAATCTTACAAAAGTCTCCGTACTATCATGCCTAATTCAGGAATAGGAAACTTCTATACCAACGGATTGGGCGACCTTATCGTCGAACGACTTGACGAATACGGGTTAAAGATAGGCCTCATGCAAGAAAAGCATAAAAGGTATGCCAGGCTTGCCTCCATTACTAGACGAATTGTGACTGCGGATCTCTCCGCTGCTTCTGATTCGTTTACAACGTGGTTGGTGAACTCGGTTGTCCCGAGGGAGTGGTTTCAGGTTCTAAAGTTGGGCCGTATTCCAGATGTTACATTGGAAGATGGTTCAACCCAACGCTTGACGTCATTCATGGGTATGGGAATTGGATATACATTCCCATTACAAACTTTGATATTCTATAGTCTTATCAAGGCTATAGGGGCCCATCTAGGAGTCGCTGGTATATATAGTGTCTATGGGGATGATTTAGTTTATCCTCGTAAGATCCATAGGTATGTCAAGGCAATATTTCCTCGCCTGGGCTTTAACCTTAATGGAGATAAAACACATGTTACCACGTCTTTCCGCGAAAGTTGCGGCGGCGATTTCTTTGATGGTGTTGATGTTCGCCCTTTTTCACCTGAGGGTGAGCAACAGCAGTGTGACGGAAAAGTTTATTCCGCTTTTCTGTATAAGTTACTCAACGGGTTACGAAGGAGATGGGATGACTGTGAAATTGCCACTTGCATGCATTTTCTGATGCAAGAGTTGGCAGTTCTCACTATGGGCCGTGTATTTCAGGTTCCTCCCGATTTCCCGGATAATTCCGGGGTTCAAGTTAAAAAGCCGGTAGTTTCGGATTTATTTTATCCTGTTACGTTCGATTTACGCACCTGGAGTCATTCATTTATTTACTTAAGTGAGTGCGCAGATGGGCGAGTTGTAACTTGCCAACGTGGTTTCCTATGGGAGGCGTTACGCCAACCGTTCGAAAAGGAAGAGATAAAGCCTTATACTTTCCGGTCTCAACGACTAAAGTGGGTGAAAATGCAATTTAAGCATGGACGTCCTCGGCGCCAGTCTTACGTAAAATGTGGATTGGTTTGGTTGAGAAGGCTTGTTGCCCATGTGTCAGTTACACGCGTAACTCACATCTACTGCAAGACCGGCCAGAGTTCAAACTGGTCGTAGCTCCCTATATGGGATGTCACTCCGTAAGGGGTGGG